GCCACAATGTTGTAGGTCTCTTCTTCTTGTCCAAACTTATACCCATAATTTTGAGATTCATTTTCTGTTGTCTCCCTAATTAAGGATGAAGTTACGAGTGAACCATGCATAGCACTGAATAGTGATCCACCGAACATACCTGCTACACCTGCCATGTGGAAAGGATGCATTAGAATATTATGTTCTGCTTGGAATACAAACATGAAGTTGAATGTACCTGAGATACCTAAAGGCATACCATCAGAGAAAGATCCCTGACCAAATGGATATACTAAAAATACAGCAAATGCTGCAGATACTGGAGCACTATATGCTACACAGATCCATGGTCTCATACCTAAACGATATGATAGTTCCCACTGTCTGCCCATGTAAGCAGAAATTCCGATTAGGAAGTGGAAGATTACTAACTGATAAGGACCACCATTATACAACCATTCATCTACGGTTGCTGCTTCCCATATAGGGTAGAAGTGAAGTCCTATAGCATTTGAAGATGGAACTACAGCACCAGAGATGATGTTGTTACCATACATGAAAGAACCTGCTACTGGTTCTCTGATTCCGTCGATATCGACTGGAGGTGCAGCAATAAATGCTACGATGAAACATGCTGCTGCAGCGAGCAAACATGGAATCATGAGTACACCGAACCATCCAACATAAATTCTGTTGTTTGTAGATGTTACCCATTCACAGAACTGTGGCCAGCCTGCTAACAGACCTTGTTGTCTGCCTTGTTTTGAAAGAGTTGTCATTAGTAAGACGTTTTAAATAGGGCTTCAAGGGTAGAAGCGATATTTATTTCCAGTAATCCCTCACTACTGGATAGAAAGACGAAGTATTATACTGCCTATAGGTCTTGGTTTGAGAGCAGTTGGGTAGTCAGGGTTACGATTGTTTCGAGTCCGTCCTAATGGATGCAATGTGTGCATCTCAATCTATTTATATTAACAAAACTTTACAGAAAAGTCAATAAGTATATATACTTACTTACATCTCGTGTCTTTTAACAGAACCTGTTAACTCGTTCTCTTTTAAAAATGCTTTAGCACCTCTTTGGGTGTCAAAATATTTGGCAAATCTAGGATCTAAATCCCATGAGGTAGGAGAGATAAGATACTCTGTTCTACCTTCAACCTTTCTAGTTACTTTCCAAATCACGTTGTTTGTTTTATCAGATGACATAATTTTAATTCATGACTTCAGTTATTTATGACTTGAAATACTTTTTAATAACCTCTACTTGATCTTCGTACTTAGCAATCATATTAATTTCTTCTTCGATTGCTTCTATTATATTAGAGTGCTCTCCTATACCTACAGGATGCTCTAGGTATACCTCAATATTTGCTTTGTGTTTAGCAATGTCACCTTGTGCATGTGCTAATAATGCTCTAATTAATTGTTCTCTCATGTGTAGCATTTGTATAATTTGTATCTAAATTATATATTAGCATACGCTATGGATGGACTGCAAGCTATGGCAGTAAATACTAAGATTAACCACCATCCTTGGAGTAGATATTTAAATTTAAATGTTTTCATTATGCTCCTTGATATACAGGAGTCATAACACCACCTTCTGGATCATCATCGTCATCATCACCTGATGCTCTTAAAAATAACTCTAATCCTACAAGCAATGCTACTGGATAAAAACACCAGAGTATTGCTTGAAAGGGAGTTATACTTGATGCTTCAGCGATCATACAAATACATTAGTAGTGGTGCTTGCAATCACTGCCACCATAAAAATGTAAGGTACATACTTGAAAGGAACTGGTTGTCTCTTTAAGGAATTCATTATACGAAACCTGGAATGAGTTGTCCTGTTGTTAAGTAAGCACCGATTGCTGCTACTAAACCTAGCATTGCAAATCTACCATTGATAGTTTCTGCAACTTGCTTTTCCTTTTCGATTGTTTTAGTTTTGTTTGTCATTAGAAAATACCTGGAATGATTTGACCTGTGGTAGCGTATGCTCCGACTGCTGCAACGAAACCTAGCATTGCTGCCCATCCGTTGAATCTTTCTGCTTCTGGTGTCATTAGAATACTCCTGGTATGATTTGTCCTGTGACTAGGTAAGCACCTAGACATGCTGTGATGCCGAGCATTGCCCAACGTCCGTTTTGTAATTCTGCGTTTTCGTTCATTGTTCTTAGATTTAAATAAGGGTTAGATAGAGCGATAGAAAGAGACCTTTCTCACTTAAGCGATACCAGGTATGATCCATCCAAAGACGGAGTAGTTAAATACAGCAGCAAACAAACCGATCATCGCTAGACGACCATTAGTTTTCTCTGCATTTTTCCAATAACCTTGGTAGTTCTCATCAACCTGAACCTTTGGTTCTACTGAATAGATGTTTTGTCTTCCACCTGATTCAGTGGTTGTGTAACGATCAACGTTACGTGTAGATGAACTCATGTTAACTTTTGTTAAGTATTGTTACATAATTATATAGCAAATATAAAACTCTGTCAAGCTTTTGCTGTTCGGATATCATAATCTCTATAAGAGGGATCAATAATTAGCATAAGATTTGCTTATGTGGTACAATATAGACAAAGCATTTTAAACAATGACTCCAAATTATTTTTGTAGACAAGTACTATCAGAAGATCGTGTAAACTACATTAACAAATTAATTACAGCAGACAATATTGATTGGAAAGATGGTGGACTTTCGGTAATTAATAAAACACTACCGTATAAGAAACTTGTTGAGACATTTAATCAAGATGTATTCAGTATTATTATGGATGGCATAGACAAGGATGATAAATTTAATTCTATAGTCATACCTCATGAAACAAAGAGTGCAATAATATCTAAGATTGAAGAAGGTGGGTACTACAAATGTCATCTTGATAGTGAGTTAAATGGAAATTATAGTACTACAATATTTTTGAATGAACCAAATGAGTATGAAGGTGGTGAATTACAACTACTAATAGATGGACATATAAAAAATATAAAGTTAAAAGCAGGTTGGGGTGTAACATATGAAACTGGAATACCACATCAAGTATTACCTATAACTAAAGGTGTAAGATATGCAGCTATATTCTGGACAACATCACTTATACCAGATCCATTTATTAGAAATATGCATAATGTTTTATCTAATATTCAACTAAAGTTAAAAGAAAAAGGATATAATGAAAAAGTATACACAAATATCAAACAATTTGTAGAAGATCCAACAATTGAAATTGAAATGTTAAAGAAAGATATAATAAGGAGATACAGATGGAAGTAACAAGTCACTACTTATTTCCACAGCAAATATCTTTTGCTGATATAGAGAACTTTGAGGACATACAAGATTCATTAGTGCAATGGATGTATCATTATCAGAAGTATAATAATAATGCAAAGGTATCTAATAAAGGTGGATGGCAAAGTGCATCTAAAGAGATATTCTTAGATCAAGGTTTTAAAATGTTTGAAAGACCTATCATAGGTACTATACTAGAAGTAAGTAAAGTATTTAAATTGACTGGATCTATTAATATTGTACAGATGTGGATGAATATTAATACTCCTTACTCATATAACATAACCCATAGACATCCTGGTTCTCAACTATCAGGTGTACTATGGGTAAAACAAACTGCAGAGATGGGTAGATTTGTCTTTGATAATATAGACAATAGAAATATAGTACTAGGAACAAAGACAGACAATGATCATTTAATAGAACATAAAATGTGTGCTGAAATATTACCACCATACCAAGATGGTACTATACTATTATTTCCTTCAGAGATGTCTCATAGAGTAGAGATGAATGAAACCAATGAAGATCGTTTGTCTATATCTTTTAATATAACTGTTAACTAGTTCTCATTATATAACAGAGAGCAAAGTAAGCAGGTCTGTTATCAATATTAGAACCACTACCTTTTGCTTGAGATGTAATACCTGCACTGTTATTATTGACACTAACTCCAGTTGTTTCACTTGAAGATCTACCTACGTTTGGTTCATTACCTACACACCAAATATTATAACCTTCATATTTTCCTGATGGACCAGTACCACTACCTGGAAAATTGGTTGCAGTAGCGTTAGAACTACCTTGGTTTTGGTTAGCACCAGCATTACCTGATCTGAATTCATGGTGGAAGTGACCATTATCAGTAATACCATGACCATGACCAGGATCAGTTATATCATGGTTGTGTGATGGCATCTGTGCCTCACTTAATTGAATAGTATTGGCACCTGCTTCTTCACCTTTAGCTGCTGTAGATGCATTAGAACTACTACCAACACCTAATACAAATTTGTCTCTCAGGTCTGGTGTACCATTAGCACCATCACAAATTTTCCAATTAGATAATGCTTCTGCTTCAGCAATACTACCATTCCACATTATGATACCACCTACTGGTACAAATGCATTTGTTACAGCAACATCTAGTTTACCTACTTTTATTGCGTTGTCTTCTAATGCTTCGTTTGGTAATTGATATGCCATGTTAAGTAACCCTTATTATGTAACATAGAGCAAGGTAGGAAGATCTAATATCTATAGATTCATCGTTTCCTTGTGTTTGAGCTGTAATGCCTGTAGATACGCTGTTAGTTCCTGTGTTACTTGGATCACCAGTTGTACCACTAACAGTAATACTTATGGTTGCATCATTAGATGCAAATGAAGCCTGAACATTTTCAACTCGTGGACTAGGAACATAGTTTTGAATATCTGCTTGAGATCCTCCACTACCTTTAGGAATACCGTGATTATGAGTGTTACTACCTGATCCACTAAATGTGTGAGTATGATTATTGATTGTATGAGAGTGACCAGGATCAGTTATACCATGGTTGTGTGCTGGCATCTGTCCTTCAGCTAAAGTAATACTATTGCTACCACCTGTATCACCTTTGTTTGCTGTTGAACCTGCAGCAGAACTACCAACACCTAATACAAATTTGTCTCTTAGATCAGGTGTACCATTTTCTCCGTCGCAAATTTTCCAATTAGTTAATGCTTCTGCTTCTGCAGCAGTACCAGACCACATTATAATACCACCTATGGGTACAAATGAATTAACCAAGTTGGAAGAAAGTTGACTCGCTTCTAACTCGTTATCTCCTATTGCTTCTTTTGGTAATTTGTATACCATCCTTCAATTGTTTATTTCTATTTATCTTTTTTATCAAATATAAAAGGACCGTTCTCAGATCCCCAAACTTGTTTACCATCTTTATCAATAC